AGCAACAGCCTAGCGCAACAACATTTCTATAACCCAATCAATAGCAAGATATATATTATCATTAGCGACAGATTAACATCTGGCCATAGCGTTGATGCAATATACGTAAAGAACCAACTGACAATGTTAGACGTTGATGTTGACTTAGCAGAATATCTATCAACGTGCGTACATATGTTTTCTGGTGATGAAAATGTAGTTAAGTCATACAGCGAGATAGTTATAGATTACGCTAAACGTAGAGAGGCAGACTACCTCACAAGAGCTTTGCAAGACAAATTGAATGACAATGAACAAATAATAGATACTGTATTGCAAGATTATGTTGCCGATATCGATGCTGTTATGCTTGATGGAAATAAACAGCTAACCAAAAGTGAAACGTCAAAACAGTTATCAGAAAATTTTATAGCAGACTTGAATGCAGATAAAGAGCAAGCAAGCTGTTACTCTGGTTACTTTCATCTTGACCAGATGCTCGGTGGATTTGTGCCAGGCAGAGTTTACGTTATGGCGGGTAGGCCATCAATGGGTAAGTCAGCAGTAGCCTTAAATATTGCAAAAAATGTAGCTTTGCAGAGAAAAGGTGTAGTGTTTTTATCGCTTGAAATGACCAACAGCGGCCAAAGTGAAAGAATTATAAGTAGCATAGGCGCTACTACATATGGGCCACAGAATTTCCCAATTTATAGTCAATTGCGACACGCATGGCGCGAAAACAAATCAAGAGATAAGATAAAGAGAGCCGCAGATACATTTGCTAAACTACCTATTGAGTGGGAGGAAGGTGTTGGATTAAACCTCAACAACATCAAGCTAGTGACTAACAGAGCCATACGCTCATTACGTGCAGGTGGTAGTGATTTAAAGTTACTTATTATTGACCACATAGGACACGTTGCTGGAACGCGGCCAGGACAATCTAACTACGAAAAGGTTACAGAAGTTAGTAACGCGCTGATATCCATAGCAAAGCAGTACGAAGTACCTGTGCTGGCTTTATGCCAACTATCCAGAGCAGTAGAGCAAAGGGATGATAAAAGGCCACAGCTTAGTGACCTCAGAGAATCTGGACATATAGAACAAGACGCAAGTTGCGTCATAGGTATCTATAGAGATTTCTACTATGCTGAACGCGAAGCCAGAAACGCCAGAGGTGATGACAATGACCTAACAGCAAGATTAACCGAAGGGCAAAACAAACTTGAAATGATAGTAACAAAAAACAGACATGGAAACATAGGTGAAGTCAATTTATATTGTGAGCTTTCAAGAATGTTTATAGATAATCCAAACCAAGATTATAGGGGCAGAAAATGAAAAAAGGGATTTGGGGATGGGAAGATGCCATCACAAAAAGCAATTTGGAACCAATGACTAGATTGGTGTTGTTGACTTTACGTACTTATATGAATGCAAAGAACGAACAATGCTTTCCAGGTGCAAAGAAAATAGCAAAGAGTAGTGGCATGAGCTTGAGAAGTGTATTTACACATTTACACAAGGCAGAGAAGGCTGGATTTGTTGTAATAACAAAGAAGAAAAGCCATAATGGTGGACACGATAGCAATGAATATACTGCTTGTTACCCTATGCACGTCGTGCATGACCCTCATGCAGGAGATGCACCCCCCCTAGTGCAGGAGATGCATACTAACATACAAGTTGAACAAACAAGTAAACATAAAGAGCTTTTTGAACAGGTTTGGAGTGAGATTAATAGCAAGCTAGTTAAATCCAGGCAAGGTGGTAAAAAAAGAGCATATGCTAGATTTGTACAGCTATCTAGTGAATACGACCCTAACACGTTAGCTAATGCTATCAGAGGCTATTATAACGATGCACCACAGAAGAAAAATAATTATGCATATGCGGCGAGTATTGTTGCCTGCCTAGGTATTAAAGAATTATATGCAGGTTACTTGAATGATAAAATAACAACAAAGGAGGGTAAAAGCGTTTATGAAAAATATATAGAGAAAAATAAATTGACAACGTAAAATAAATCCGTAGAATATACACATTAATAAAGGAAAAAATTATGAGAACATCAGAAACAACAAAAAACATAGCACCAGCGGTAACTGCCGCTAGTAATGCTATTACGGGTGCTAAGAAAGATGGCAAAAACCCACACTACAAATCAACATATGCAACACTAAGTTCTGTTATCAATGCGTCTAATAAACCGCTTGTTGATAATGATTTAAGTATACAGCAAGAGCTTGGACGCATAACTAAAAACCAAACAATCATAGTAGTCACACGATTAACGCATGGTGAAAGTAGTGAGTGGTACGAAACAGATACAGAAGCACCGCTTAAAAACAAAGATATTCACGTACTAATGTCAACTTTTACTTATTGCAGACGTAATGCAATATCTGCATTGCTAAATATGCCAGTTGACGATGACGATGGTAACAAGTCACATGATGCAAAAGCAGAAAAAATTGTTGTTGACCTAGAGCCTATGCTTATAAAGATATCAGAATCTATGGATAATGATTCCCTTGAGGCTGTTGCTAAGGAAATTAGAAATGCTGAGTTACCTACCAATGCAAAAGCTAAGTTACGAAAAGCCTGGACAGAACAAAAATCTATATTGATTGCTGTTGAGAAAGCAGAAGCGTGAAAATCGTAGACGTACAGCAAGGTAGCCCAGAGTGGTTTAGTGCGAGGTGTGGTAATTTTACTGCATCTCGCGTTAAAGACATACTTGCTAAGACAAAATCTGGCTATAGTACATCACGCAAAAACATGATTGTGAAATTGGCTTTAGAGCGCATGACAGGCGAGATTGAAGAAACTTACAGCAATGCGGCGATGCAGAGAGGGAACGATTTAGAGCCAGAAGCACGTGACTTTTATGCCTTTGAGAAAGATGTAATAGTTACAGAAGTTGGTATGGTCATACATCCAGAGCATGAGCATATTACTTGTAGTCCAGATGGCTTGGTAGGCGATGATGGTTTAGTAGAAATCAAATGCCCTGCAAGTATGGCTAAAATGGTAAGCTACCTGGAAAAAGATGCACACGCTAAAGAGTATCAGATTCAGTTACAACATCAGTTACTTGTTACGGGTAGAGAATGGGTAGACATTGCTGGTTACGACCCAAGGTTTCCAGAGGGTTTACAGCTTGCTGTTTGCCGAGTAGAAGCTGATAAGCAAATCCAAGCAGAAATATTAACAGAGATACAAAGCGCAAACGAAGAAGTAAACGCGCTTGTAGAAAAACTTAATCAACTAAAAAAGGAAAAAACATGATTAACAAAGCAACACTAATTGGTAATGTTGGTAACGACCCAGAAGTAAAAACATTTGCTAATGGCAACAAAGTAGCAAACTTTAGCCTGGCAACGACTGACAAATGGAAAGACCGCAACACAGGTGAAATGCAATCTAAAACTGAATGGCATAAAGTAGCTGTATTCTCAGAGGGTTTGATAGGCATTGTAGAGCGCTATGTAAACAAAGGTAGCAAGCTTTATGTTGAAGGCAAAATACAGACCAGAAAGTGGCAAGATTTGTCTGGCAACGAAAAATCTATGACTGAGATAGTTTTAAAAGGCTTTACGGGCGTTATAACGCTCCTGGATAACCGTGAGAGCAGTTTTGGTGGTGTTGGTGCAGACAGAGGCGGTTATGCTCCTGTGACGAAGCCTGTAGAGCTTAACGACGAGATACCATTTTAAATGGGCCAGCATACAGTCCAGATAAAATGTGAAGCAGATAAGGTGGAGTGTAAACGCCTTATCGACCTTTCACCTATTGGTACATATGTGCGTTATACCAGGAATGTTAGAACCATACCGCAAAACTCTAGGTTATGGGCGTTGCTGTCTACTATATCCGTTGCTATGCGATGGAATGAATTTGAGGGTTATCACACAGGATTAAAGTCAGGTGAGAAGTATAGCCCAGAGGAATGGAAAGATTACTTTTGCCATATGTTACGCGGCAATAAATTTATGCCAGATGAACATGGGCGCGAGCAGATACCTGTTGGTATGTCTACTAGGAGTATGACTAAAGACGAACACAATGAGCTACAGGCTCTTATAGAAGCTTTTGCTGTAAGGTTTGGTATAGGTGTAAGGGAAATTACTTAATCAGCAGTGTAGAACAATTTGCACATTGATTTAAAAAGATGTAAAAAACTTTTCATATCTAAATCATAGCAAGCTATCTGTCCGTTGTCATCTGCCACTACAAGCTGATAGCCATTACCTTCATTTGAATTTCTTACGTATAACATTAGATGTAATCAGCCAGGCTTTTACCATTAATATAAAAATACATTGAACGCTTGCCATTGGCATTTATTATTACATCAGCACAGGCCCATGTAGATAAACCAACTTTGTAAGGTTGTTTTAAGGTAGATACGCCTGTCTGCCACGCACCGCCACTTATACCAGGTGAATGACTATGACCTATAACAGTTTTATACATAGCATTGGCAAAGCCTTTAATACTGCCTCTTGAGCCATTAGCACCTCTATCGCCATGTTGTGATACGTCTATTCCTTTTATGTTCGCACGTTTGTTTGCATTTATAAACTTGTAACATCCTGGTATGTATTTTTGAAAGGCACATTCTAATGCTGATTTATTTTTGTAAGCTATCTCAGCAAGTAACTCTGAACCTATCGCCGCATTGTGTGGTTCTTTGAGGTGTCTGCCTTCATTTAAGTAACGCTCAATATGCCTGTCGTGATTACTATCTACTATCCAATTCTCTTTACCGCCCGTTTGCACTATATGTGCCGCAGTATGCTTTAACTCCCAGGCCAAACTATTCATACGCATATTAAAGACTTTTATCTTATCAAGTAGCTTGTGGTGGTGTGATATTGATACGCCATCAAACACGTCATGGAATACGTGTATTTCTGGTTTAAGTCTATCGCACAGCCTAGCTCTAGCTTTTAGTATAACTCTATCGTGCATAGCCGCGTGGTCATCACCTCTAACTATTGCCGCAGAGTTTTCACCAGGTTGCAATCCTTCAGGTGTCCAATACTCGTTTAAAAAATAAAAACCTTTACCATCCCAGATTATCTGTGTGTGATAAAACTTATCTCCAACAAGCTTGACGTATGTTGCGGCAAATACATGGTTAAACTTAGCTTTACCACCAGCTTTTGTTCGAGTGTACGTCTTACTGGTACAGCTACCTGTAGTTTGTAGCATTTTAGGTAGTTCATCACCTGGCGTTGCCGCTAATCGCAAGTGCAGTGATGTAGCGCCATATACAACTGACCTTTGACCGCTGTGAGCTTGCATACCAGATAGAGGGTCTATAGCAGTAGCTGTCAGGCGCAATCCAGACACCATGAATGATTTGCTTAGTATTAGGTCATCAAGCAATGCATAGTTATGTATAGCAACAGGCCATTGATAATCTTTTTTAGCTATCAGTGTGTTGTGTCTGTATTTGAGGGGAATGATTAATAACTGACTTTTGTGATGCTTACTAAACAACTCTAGTGTGTCAAAAAACTTTTGGTTTAATGTGCTGTTATTTGTTGCAGATGTTATTAAAAATGATTTATACTTCTTTGCAGCTTTTATATCTAAGTTGCTCGGACACTCTACGTCATTTGTTTTATACTTAGGATTATGTGGCTCTAACTTTATACCAAGAATACTTTGTGTGTTGCTTTTATGTTGTCGCATCGCGCGTTCTGTATTTGTGCAAATACCAGCCTTTCGCATAGCATCAGCAAGTGATGTGCTGTTAGGCCAAACTTCTGCAATTTTTTTGGCGCGTTCAATACTAGTATATGTTTTCATCAAGAAGTTCTTTTGTAGTGCTCGTCTTGATAGCTAGTGTTCTGACCTCGGCTGCCAAACCACCAGCCAACTACCATTGCTGTCATGTTGACTAGTGCTAGGTCAAAAGGATTTGCAAGCATCTGGTCAAACGCCGTGCCAATTAATGCTACCTGGTCATTCAAGTTAGTTACATCTTGCGTTAGTTTATCTGTAATAGCGTAGTATTCGCTAGTACGTATGCTTGTCATTAAAACTAGATACCAAGTTATGCCTGGCCTGGTAATAGAGCGCATAAAGTTTGCAATATCGCCTAACATTGACTTGCCCCATCTAATCTTGCTGAGATTGTTTTCAGCATCTTGAGAGTTAGTAAACGCAGATATGTTGCCAGCAATTTCAGTTAGTGCAATCTCTTGTTCTGTTTCTTCACGTTTTGCCTTCATTGACATTTCAGTCAGTGCTAACTCTTGCTCAAACTCCACACGCATACGCTCTGTTTCATGTTTAAACATATTGCGCTCATGCTTACGCTGCAAGAACGCGCCAAAGATACCAACGCCTGTTGATAGGATAGGGGATAAAATATCAATCATCTGACCAAAACTCCAATGACTTATCACCACCAAACCAATGTCGGCGGCGACCTGTATCTATGTGTAAAAACGTCTGATAATAACCAAAGCCTGTAAAGCCAGCAGACTTACACATAAAATTTAATTCTTCTTTGTTGTGATTACGCAAAGATATATCTACAGCAAGTTTTCTATGCTGACTCATTGGCACACCACCAACAGCTAAATTATGCCTAAAACATCTGTGTGCAGAGTTTATATGCAACGGCTTTTCTATCTTTGTGCGTACCCATTGAAGTTTGTCTAAAAACTCTGGGTCATGATAGTATTGACCGCAGTGTCTACATGATAGTTCTTTGGCACTAAAGTTAGGCCATCGGTCACCATCCCAATCAACTTTTATGTAATGTTTAGTTTTCATTCTTAATAATGAGTGCAGTGAGGTCTTTATGGTTTTGCCGCATTTCAACGCCCAGGCTTTCAATACTGCGCTCCACTCTTTTAACAGATTCACGTACATCATCTTTCCTTGCAAAGTTTTCATTCATGTCATCTTTTAAGTCATCTATACGACTATGCGTTTTAGAGTTGTCATTGCTTATTTTCGCTGACACCTGTCTATCCCTGGCAATAACACCGCCAACAAACGTAACTAATAATGCACAAAAAGTTAATAATGTCTTAACATCTACGTTTGCTGTATTTTCCATGATGTTAACTTTCTAGCGCTTCAAGGCGTGTTTCTAATGCTTCAATCTTAGCAATAGCGTCTTGTAGTGCAGATGTGAGCAATGGCACAATCTTACTTTGGTCTATGCCTTGGTAATCTGGCACTTGTCGTGTTGCCATAACTTTCTCTGTTGTTTCGCGCCATAATTGACCTTCCTCAAGTTCATCTGGCTCTACAACATCTGAGCTATGTATTACTTCATCAATCGCAGGTGTTAGCTCTTGTTGTTGTTCCTCATATGTAGCGTCAACTGCAGGAGTTAGTTCATTGCCTTCATCGTCATAAGTTGCATCAACAGCAGGTGTAAGCTCAACTTGTATTGTTTCATACGTTGCGTCAACGGCAGGGGTGTATATGTCACCTGTTGCCTTGCTCTCAACATACTCTTGGTCTTGCATTGCATCTTTTTCACCAACAATCGCTTCTGGCACTACCTCTTGCGCTTCATGTGCTATAAAGCCATCTACTCTCCCGCTGTCATTTACCCACTCAAAGTTACAAGGCTTCAGCGCTTTAACTCTGTCAATACTGCCTTGCATCGGCTGTATATCAGTCTTGAGCCTATAGTCTGAGCTAGTTACATAAAAAGTTTGTGTGCCTGCTGTATTAATCTTACCTACTTGCCCATTAGCATTTTCAAAACTAATATGCGTTCTAAGTGAGCCACTACCTGAGTATGTTATCAATGCAGGTGTGCTACTATTTTGTACGTGGCTTTCAATAGTGCCACCACCTGCGGGTGTTGCGTTACCAACATTTAGTGTAGTACCTACATCTAAACTGGTAGGTATATCAATACCCGTACCGCTAGTAATTAAGTTAGTAGTTGCGCCATTTGCAGTTAATACTTTAACTTCACCTGTATTCGTTTGTAATCTTAAATCACCACTACCACCTGTGTATACAGACCTAGACGAGCTACCAAGATATATATTGCCTTCGACGTGGACTTTGTCTGCAGGTGACGTAGTACCCACGCCAAAATTACCATTACCTAACAGTGTTGTCCTAATAGTATTATTAGTAATAGTGTAGATTGGAATGTTATCGTATGCACCCCATTGATAATTAGTAGCATTACCTGAATCTAGTCTGTGGTAGAATGTACTGTTATCATAGCCATATATTGCTAACTTCTGTCCTGCTGTACCCGCAGACCATTGTAAAGTACCGCTAGTACCTGTGGTGTTAGTTGAACCTGTTACATTTACACCACTACCTGTTACTGCCATACGTTGAGTGTTATCAGTAAAGAATGTTATATCATCGTTATTAGAGTTAACAATATTTAACTTACCATTACTACTACTACCGTAACCAATATAACCAAGTTGTGAACCTGTTGATGATTGGTATAGCACATATGGTGTGGATGTAGTTGCATTTCCATCAGTATCTTTCAAAGTAATTACAGGTGATGTGTTTTGCACAAGTAAGTCACCTGACGCTATACTAACGTTATTCCCATAGATATTCATATTACCACCTTGAGAAATGCTCAGTTGTTCAGCACCAGAGTTTACAACTCTTAGTCTACCTTGATAGTTATCTATGTATTGGTCGCCATAACCTTGTGATTGCCATACTACTTGTGGACTGTCTTGATTACTGCTATTAAGATAAATGTTACCTGTAGTATTAATATCACGTTTTACATCTAAAGAATTATTAGTAAAGACTGCTATGTCTGAATTAAGCGCACCACTTGTAGCTCCTTGTGCAATTCGCATTGCTAGGCCACCTGTATCTACACGAACAGAGAAAGCATTACTGCCATCTATCATGGTTAAACCACCACCATATGAACCACTTGTGGTTAATGCCGCATTAGTTGCCCAACCTGTATTAGCAGGGTTGTAACCACTACCTGAAGTCTTTGTTACACCTGTTACATCTATACCATCTGAATCAATCCTGAGCTTTTCTACATTTGATGCGTTTCTAAAGCGCATATTGTTATCAAAAGTTAAGTAAGAAGCCGAACCACTTTGTGTAATATCTAGTGTATTACTACCATCAGAATCAACTAAACGAATAGTCGGTGATGTGCTTTCAATGTG